ATCTGTTTCATCCCAGGCGATTGGACCACTATTTTCTCCAAAAGATAAAATATCCAAGTTAGCACTGGTATCTATTTTCCTCCAGGTATTAAGTACAATATGATACGCCCATACAACTTGTACTGCTGGACTACCTACTTCCCAGGAATACAGTATTTCATTATTCTTTTGATTGTATACACCTTTTATGGATTTTTTATCATTTGCAAGTAAGAACTGGTCTTCAATTCCCAATGTAATTTTTTCCATAATGGATGGTGTTGCATCGGAACTGGCAACTGTATTTGCATCCAGCTTATATATTCCATCGTGATGTACAAAGTATACACTATCGTGGACCTCAACTATCCCCTCTGGTGCAATATTACCTATATTGATCTTGGTTTCCTTTCTGGACCAGGTAGTAGGATCGGAAGGATCTACTACATCCAATACAAATATAGCTTGTGCTTTGAATACGATCAGTCTGCCAAACAACTCCGATAACCCTGTTATTTGTCCACCTTCTCTATCTGGGAAAGGTATCACATTACTTACTGGTCTTACATCGTAGGCATTTAACTCACTGTAGGCTACCCAATCGTTCTGTGCTTCATTTTCGTTTCCAGGATCTAAAACAATATTTCCCAGGAACAACCTTCCTTTTAATATTTTAGCATATTGGGCATTGACCTTTATCTTATCTTCCTGCCCATAGGGATGTTCGCCTAATGAGGACAATCCTTTATCAATAACTGTTATTTCATTTAAAGAATCGCTCACAATAGTAGAAACATCTGAAAAAGAAGATATAATAACTTCTGGATCGGTCCAGTTACTGGATTGAAATGCCTTATCGGTTTCTATAATTGTGAATCCTAATTGCTCATCCCAGGATGTGTATGCTTTTTCTATTTTAAAGGTTTGTGTTGTTTCAACTGAAGGAGATCCACTTGTTTTTGTTGCTGTAAATTTCTTTCCTACAATACTGCTGATCTTCATGGTCCCATCTGTATCTCTCCAGGGAGCCATTGTATAATCACCATCTGTCACTTCGCTGGGTTGAGGTATAATGATACCCATATACTTTCCAGCAAATGCCCCTTCACTTTTTGTACCGATCTGTGTATTCCAACCAAGACCTATTTTTTCTTTAAATATTTTCCATGATTCATTATGCCTTCGACCTTTAATATCGTCATCAGTAACAAACTTATACCATCCAGTCACTGTTGCAGTATCTGCCTTTATTGGATCAAATTTGCTGTGTTCTTTTGCAAGAGTAGCATCTCCTGCACTTCCATCCCACCCCCTGGTAACTGTTAAATCGTTTCCACTTATACCTGTGACCTTTATTCTTTCATAGCCTCCTGCATCATCATCTTCATCTCCTTGCGATGTTCCTATAGATAGATCTCTGGAGCCAATTTTATACACTGTACTATTTGATATACTTCCTGGGTTATTAACAGTAATTGTAGTATCTGTTGCTGTAAGATCCTCATTTAAAGTTGCCCCAGTTGCTTCGTAACCTGTAATGGCATCTATTTTTTCTATCTTTTGTTTTTCATACGATCCAACTTTAATTGCATATTCAAAATTTGGACTATTCCAATCATAATAATTATTATCGGTAATACTTGACTGATCTGATGTGAGGTTTTGTACTGTGCCATCATTTAACCAATTTTTAATTGCATTATCTTGGTCCTTTACAAATATGGTTTTATCGTTAAAGGCTTCCAGATTGACAATTAAGTTGGTGTCACTACTGGTAGATACAGTTAATGAGTCATCCCCAGTATCCACAAAACTATAGGATATAACTAATTTATAGGTTTCATATACCCCACTAATCTTTTCTGCACGATATACATTGAGCCCTGTTATTCTTTCATTCATGGTTGATATTGGAAGATCAACAATTAATTTAATTTCAGACTTACTGACATTGTCATTTGAGTTAGAGTTAGTTACAATTTGTCTTATAGACTCGTCTTGTATTGGTGTTTCCTGGACTCCATCATATACAGCAGTTAGGGTATACTTTACAGTATCGGATGTTCTAATTTCTTCATCGGTAAGCGATAATTCTGTATTCTTGAATGTAAAAGGGTTCGTCATTCTGTTTTCTTTAGCAAAGAACGATGGACCATATACTTTATTTCCATTGAACAGGCTTCTATCAATCCAGCCTACCCAGGCTCCTTTTGCTTCATTGCTACCTACTTTGGCAATATTACCTGGCAGGACTCTTAATGTGTCCCCAAATGGTATGATTGGATTTCTATCCTTTTTATGGTACAATGTACCTACATCATAACGACTACTTATATCTATCCATCGATATTCACAGTCACCAGAGCCATCCCAGGAATTAAGCAACCATCCAACGTCAGTCATTCTGTACAGATCTGCACTTGGTGCTGATGGGGATAGTTGGGAGGATGCTGTAGCATATACTGCAACGTATCCTTTAGCGTGTTCAAAGAAGTCTTGACCACCATGAGTCTCGGTCACACAATCAGCAAAACAAGTAGGGTTCCAGGATTTTGAGGATGCTTCACTTGGAGCATTTGCAACTTGTACAGACAAAGAGGAATTGACTAAATATAATACTCCATTACTTGCAGGAGATGTTATATCATCTGTGCCAACAACTAAATAATCTGTCCCTGGAGAGTTTTTTGTGCTTTCCACAAAGCTAATAGGAACTGAAGTACCAAAGGTACTGGAGGATACATCTGCCCAGCTTAAAATAACGGTACTATTGTCATGGGTGCTGTATTTTACATAATTGTTTCCAGAATTAGTGTAATGAACAACTATGCTACTGCTTCTATTTGAATTTTGTTTAAAATCAAAACTGGTAACACTTTGAGTAACTCCTGTAAAACTACCTCCTGTATACCAGTTACCTGTCCCTATCCCTGTAGCACTAATGTCACTATAATACAGCTTGGTAGTAGTTGACGTTGCCAATATGACCATTAAATATATATGGCTAACATTTGAACCTGATCCATTAGAATGAGTTAAGTTATTTGTAGACTTTATAGAAGTAAGACCAACTACTTTAGTAAGGTCTGGAGCAGGAGACACATTGATTGTAACCTCGGTTATATTATCCGATGTGTCAATTTTAAATAACCCATTGTTCTCAATAAGTATGTATAAAGAACTACCTACAATGTGCATGAACGATGTATCGGTATAGTCATCAGCACTAACATTGGCACTAATTAAAGATTCCTGGACCGCACCACCACTGGACAAGGTGTATTTTACAATACGATTATATTCTTCTACATCGTCATAGGACATATGCACATAAATGGCATTATTGAAGCCGATCATGCTACATACTTTAAAATTATTAGAAGGTAAACCTGCCTTAAAACTATTGTAATGAGTTTGTGATAGATCAGCCATTGTTGATCCATCATAAGTCACTAATAATGTTTGATTTGCATCAACCAGCATTAAACACAATACCTTACCATTCATAGATGCAATAGCAATGTCATGGACTTCAGCTTGTTCTACTGCTGGAGATCCATGTGTTACCTGGTCTATTACCTTTAAATGAGTCTGACATTTTCCACCAAATGATCTATGGGTTATTCCAGTTGCTGTAGTTGTATCAAAAAAGCTACCGCCCCACCCTGTAGCAATATTGGTGTTTACTCCTACCGTAGTTGCCGATGGGACTACATCAGCCTGTTCGTATACACCAGCACCAGATATGTCAGCCTGTGGTGAAGCATTGCTTTTACAATCCTGGACCAAGACATAATCTGTAGCAGTAATTCCATGTGCAGATGCTGTTTGAAACCACATAATATTATCTTCAATCTGTAAATGGTCTGTAACATCTGGTAGCCCACTATCCCACCAAAACAGTTTAACGGTCTGGTCTGTATCTTCTATAGTTACCAATAAGTACCTATAGCCATCTCCTGCATCATTTTTATCCCCATCAAATTTATCTGATGCAAAAGTAAAAATATTGTGGACTGTATAAGACTTGGTTGGAGTAAAAGAATTATTAACAAATGTTAGACCAATATATGGGATTCCTGATGGTGTTCCTGCACCGAAAGTTTTCTCTAACTTACCAGCCTGGATCTTAAGATTCTTGATCTCCTGGGCTACGTTATCTGGGAGGTCCTCAATGTCAGCATTGGTGAGTACCCCATCAAAATCCTTTATGTCTATGTAATTAGCCATTATTTTTTTCCAAAATATTAATTAATAAAGTTGGATCTTTTTTTTCTTCATCGATTCTATTGTATACAAGAACTTGCTCTACTCCACATTCTTCATTAGGGCAAGATAGATTGGTAACAATACCATCTCCATCTATACCATAATCTTCATAACTATGATCTCCACCCCAAATCAATTCAGTGTTGCAATGCCAACAATCCATTAGCCGACTGGGTAATTAGGATATATGGGATCAATCAAGGAATTGCTACTGGAATAATCGAATGGTAAACCTTCTCCTATCACATTTGTGGCTGGATTCTGGTTATACCTACCAATATACTCGTATGCCCTGGCGAGTGCCGAGTTCATACGATCTGGCTTATTTGACAGTCTCCATAACTCTGCTTCTGCAAACTCCAGGATCGCATCGTGGAATATGGCGTTCAATTCACAGTTCACTGCTGGTGAAGATGTTGTTAATACAGCAGGTTCTTTAAGGTAATAACAATCCACATTGGCTGTATTGTTGTAAATGTATATCCTACCCTTGAACACAAAGTAAACAGGTTCGGTCCCATTAAAGGATACATACCCT